AACTTAACAACACAACAGCTGGATGCTTTCGATGCATCACATATTACAGGATTTAGTGTAAACATGCTAATGGCTGTTGGGTCATCTGCTCCATCAAATTATCTTGCAGTTCGAGTCGGCCATACTACACAACCAGGAGATATGACATCAGATTTGACGCATACCACCTATCCATATTCTATATTTACTTCATATAGTGATGAATCATTTGGTAGTGTAACCTCATTGAACGGATTATCAGTAGATCAGGCAAAGAATTATGTAGCCAATGCATCTATGACAGTTGAATTTGAAGTGGTAACTTCTGGCATAACATTATATACAAATACTTTCCAGATCATTCTACATACCACCGTTCCTCCGGCCGGAAACAACATAACTATTAGAAATGGATTTATAAACTTAACGTCTGGTAAAATATCACTTTAATCTTTTGTTTCTTCATATTTATATTAAAATAAGAGAAAGGTAAATTATGGCAGTAAGAATTCCTATTTGGCCAGGTTCTTCATCATTTTCTGATGTTGATGGCAATACACCATTTGGATTATATGATACAGAGGTTGCATATGTAACAGCTTCTGTAAATACAGCTGACTGGTGTGCTAAAAGATTAGGATATCCATTAACTGATATTGAATTACAAAATATAAATTTCTTTGCTTGTTTTGAAGAGGCCGTAACAGAATATGGTAATCAAGTTAATACATATAATATACGTGATAACTTAATTAATCTCTATGGAGCAGCAACTGGATCAAATTTATCAGGACAAAAGGTATCTTCTAATTTAGGCGGACTAATTGAATTAGCAGAAGAATATGGTACAGAGGCAGGATCAGGTGGTAATGTAACATATTATTCAGGATCTGTAACAATGTCTGCAAATCAACAAGTATATGATTTAACAGATTCATCAACAGTTTCATTAGAAAATGGAACAGCTGGAACTACAGATATTGAAATTAAAAGAGTGTTCCATGAAGCTCCACCAGCAATAACTAGATTCTTTGATCCATTTATGGGTACGGGGGCAGGATCAACTAATATGTTAGATGGCTTTGGTTTTGGTAATTATTCTCCAGGCGTATCATTTATGATGATGCCTATATACGCAGATGTATTACGAATGCAAGCTATAGAGTTTAATGACCAGGTTAGAAAGTCTGCATATTCATTTCAGTTAGTAAATGATAGACTGAAAGTATTTCCTATTCCAGATGGCTCGTCATTTACAAAAATTAATTTTGAGTATATTAAAAAGAGTGATCGTAGTAATCCACTTAAAGGCAATACAGGTGCAATTTCAGATTACTCAAATGTTCCATATGAAGATATAATATATTCAAATATTAATTCAACAGGAAATCAATGGATTAGAAAATATACATTAGCCTTAGCAAAAGAGATGTTAGGATATATTAGAGGAAAGTATTCAGGAATACCAATTCCTAATGCAGAAGTTACCTTAAACGGAGCTGACCTAATATCAGCCGCTAGTACTGAAAAAGAGGGGCTTATAACAGAACTTAAAGAAATACTTGATTCAATGTCAAGGCAAGCACAATTGGAAAGAAAACAAGCAGAGTCTGATGCATTACAACAGCAGATGATGAAGATACCACTTAAAATATATGTAGGGTAAATTATGGCGTTATTTGGTTCCGGCAGAGATGCAAGTTTAATTAGATCAATCAATAACGAACTTATTGTCAATATCATTGATACTGAAATTGAATTATATAAGTTGGTGTTAGGGGATACAAGAGAAAATATTTACGGAGAGTCAGATAGTAAGAAATTTTATAATCCTCTTGCTATACCTTGTTTAGTACAAAAAGATGAAAAGACAATGATTAGTGATGATTATGGATTGGATTCTACAAGAACGGGAATATTTGCATTTTCTAGAGATTATCTTGTTGATAGAACAATTATAGTAGAGACAGGAGACATCTTGAACTGGGATAATGAATATTATGAAATTGACATGGTAGGATCATCTCAATATTTTGCTGGTAAAAATCCTTCAACTCATTTAGGATTTACTCGTGGCCAAATAGAAGAACATGGATATAGTGTTGCAGTGATATGTGAAGCACATGTAACACAAAGAAATAAACTTAATTTAGTAGAAGTTAGGTCAGGCGGAGTTAACCAAGAATATCAATTACCAAAGAATTTATAATAAATGGCAAAGTTAAAATTAAATAGAACTCAAAGTACTTTTTCCAAAGATCCTGTTATTAATAGGGCAGAACAAGTGCGTCGTGATACTGATACAATCAAAACACCATCCTGTACAATTTATGATGTTGATTATGCCATTATATCTTATATACGTGATACTATAAAACCACAAGTAGAAGAACAAGGAAATTTGATAGATATTCCAATCCAGTATGCAAATGGAGAAAAATGGAGTATGGTACAGAAACATGGGTATATGAGAGATGCTAAAGGTAGGTTAATGGCACCTTTAATGACACTTAAAAGAAACAGTATCACAGAAAGAGATATTCTAAAAAAATTAGATGTTAATAGAAATCCATCTGGTAATGCAATGGTATTACAAAATAAATTTACTCAAGCAAATTCATATGATAGGTTTGGAGTATTAACAAATGCCAAACCAACCAAAGAATTTTATATAACATCTGTTCCTGAATTTGTAGAAATATCATATGAGTTATTAATATGGACATCATTTACAGAACAAATGAATTCATTGATAGAACAAATTATGCCGACAGGAGGATTTGCCTGGGGAACAACTTGGAAGTTTAATACATTTATAGATGATTATTCATTTGAGACTATGAACAATACAGGTGAAGATAGAGTAGTAAGAGCTACATTACCATTACGTACTAAAGCAACATTACTAATGGAAGATGAATTAAGAGTCTCAACTGTACAAAAAAGGTTTTCAACAAAGCAAATCAAATTTGGAGCAGAACATGAATCAGATGTATTTACTGCAACATTTACACCACCACCTACTGGAAATTATAATCCAATAGCATCAGAAAATGAATTAATATCAACAATAGAGAAATCTTTAGAAAATAGAATATAGTTATGCCGTTAAATAAAATAATGTTACAGACCGCAATTCAAGCCGCATTTAGAAGACAAGCAACAAAACGAGGACCAGGTAAGATTGGTGTAGAAAGACAGTTAGCAGTAGATTTATCAACAGCCATAGATATGTATGTGCGATCAGGGACAGTAATGACCGGTACAGTATCTACAACAGTTGCTGTAGGATTTGGATTTACAGCACCATATCCATATGGACCAGTTCCAGTATTTACCGCAACCATAGGAGCAGGTGTTGGTACAGGTACAGGAGTAGTAGTTTAATTTAATAGAAAGGTTGTTTACAACTTTGGATGCATATTTATATATGGTAACAAAAAAGGAGAAAAAGTTATGGAAGAAACAAAACAGTTTACAACAGAAGAACTAAAAGAGGTTCAAGTTTTAAGAGATAGAATGTCTAAGTTAGTAGCTAACTTTGGTGAATTAAAATTAGAACAAATTTTACATGATCAAAAAGCTAAAAAATTAGAACTTTTAGATAATCAGTTTAATACAGAATATGCCGATATTCAAACAACAGAACTTGAATTAGTAAAAAAATTCAATGAAAAATACGGACGAGGAACATTAGATTTAGATTCTGGTACTTTTTCACCAGCAAACTAAAGGTTTGATACCTTTTACGTATATTTATTAAAAAATAAAAAGAGGAGAATTTAAATGGCTGAAAAAATAGTATCACCAGGTGTATTTACAAGGGAGAGAGATTTATCTTTCTTACCAGCGGGAATACAAAACATAGGTGCAGCAATGGTAGGACCAACTGTAAAAGGTCCAGCTTTAGTTCCAACCATGGTAACATCAATGGCCGAATATAGACAATTATTCGGAGATGTACAAGAAAGTGGATCTGGAGCAAATCTTGGATATTATTCATATCTAACTTCATTAGCGGCAGAAGAATATTTGAGACATCATGACTCATTAACAGTAGTAAGAATAATGGCAGGAGATTTTGGTGGAGGTAATACAACAGTAGCATCCTCTATGCCAGATCATGCAACTTCATTCAAATTGCATAACTTATCAGACGGTGCTATTTTGAATAGTGGTCAAGCTGCTGCATCAACAGCAGGTTCTGGTTCTACATTAGATGAAAGTACAAATAATATATTAGCTTCTGGTTCAAAGGATAACTTGAGATGGGAAGTAGCAAATAAGAATACTTCAAAAGGTACTTTTTCATTATATATTAGAAGTGGAAATGATACAATCAAAAGAAAAAATATTCTTGAAACATGGAATAATTTATCATTAGATCCAAATTCAACAAATTATATTGCAAAACGAATTGGTGATGCAAAACTTAATTTAAGAGGATCTGGAACAACTAGTCCATATATCCAAGCATCAGGATCATATATGAACAAATCTAAATATGTTAGAGTAGAGGTAACTCGTCAAACATTAAATTATTTAGATGAAAATGGAAACATTTCAAATGCAAACTATACAGGATCTTTACCACTAGCCGTTTCAGGAACGTTCTCAGGAGGTAGTGATGGAACTGTTAAACATCCACAAATGTTCTATGAAAATATCACTTCGACAAATTCGCAAGGATATAATATGAATACTGGAAACGAAGGAAAGACTGCATACGAAGATGCAATTAACTTATTAGGTAACCAAGATGAATATGATATTAACTTATTATTACTTCCTGGAGTGATTGCAGCATTAGCAGGACATTCTACTATAGCAGCTTCAGCAATTCAAATGTGTGAAGATAGAGGAGATTGTTTTGCAATTATTGATCCAGTAGCTTATGCATCAACAATAACTGATGCAACTACAGAAGCATCTGGTAGAGATACAAATTATGCTGCCGTTTATTGGCCATGGATTCAAGTATCAGATAATTATGCATCTAAAAATGTTTGGATTCCAGCATCAGTAGCAATGGGTGGTGTATATGCATTTAATGATAAAGTATCAGCTGAATGGTTTGCACCTGCAGGTTTGAATAGAGGTGGAATTGATAGAGCAATACAACCAGAAAGAAAATTAACTCATGGTAATAGAGATTCATTATATGATTCAAATGTTAATCCATTAGCAACTTTCCCTAATAGTGGAGTTGTTGCATTTGGACAAAAAACATTACAGAAGAAAGC